AGATAGAACAGTGCAGCGATTATGCTGCGCAACACCGAATGGAAACCATCATGCAAGTTCAATCTGAAACCAATCTCACCAAGTTCGCAATTCACACTGTCGTTCCCGAACTCAAGCTCGGCGAATTCATGGTCAGCGCTGATCGCAAGTCGACGAAGGACAACAAACTCACCGATGCTCAACGCATCAGGAGAATCGTGATTCCTGCAACTCTCTGGAATGGCATTGAAACAACTCTGATGACTCAACCAAGTCTCGCGTTGTCGGAAATGCTGCTGAAGTCTCTGCGTGAACTCGCAGGTGATCGTTTGCGTGAAGAACTCAATGAAGGGGAAATGATTCGTGAGGTTGATTCCGCCAAGTTCACCGTGTCGTCATTGCTGACATGGAACAAGGAAACTGCTAGCAGCCGAGGAATGCTGACGCTCGACAAGGATGAAGTGCTCGCATGGTTCGAGACCAGCGAAACTCGCAATGCAATCGCAACTAAGCATGGCGTGAAAGCACCTGCAATCTTGGCTTACTTGCGCACGCGATTCGGAGCACTCGCAGCCCGCAATCACGGACTGACCAAGCCGGAAGACGCTGCGAAACTCATGAGCATCATTGCTGACAGTGACGCAACTGGTGAGAAGGCAAGTCTCGTAACTGAGATTCTCGCCCGCCTGAATGGCATCCAATCTGCGTTGCAAGCTAAGTTGGCAGATGGTGACGCTATCTCCATGGATGCAATCTAACAGACCTACTAGGGGGACTAACCATCCTCCTACTACCATCCCACCTAGCTATTCCACTCCACCTACCCACCATCCCACTAGGACTACTGCCATGTATCCCTCCTACTCTGCCGCACTGCTAGCTGCCACTCGCCTGTTTGGTGAAGGTTGGTTTGCTACTCGCACCATCATCCCACGTTATATCCCCACACCTACCGGCAACTATCTAGTCTCTGGGTATCTCGTGAGTACAAAGTCTCCCAGTCGTGCAGCCTTCCGTATCCATCCGGGCCACCAATCTCCCGTCCCACGGAAGGATCAGTAGTTAGCACTAACTGACAAACTACCAACCCCCCACACCCCGGGGGGCTTTTTTGGGGCTGGGACTTACAATATCCTAAGGGCATCTCCCCCAATTTTCTAAAAAATTCTAGAACCTGCCATACTTCTGCTAGTGCTACCGCACGCATGTTTCCTTAGTAGACAGTCTCTCGGTCGGATGAGATACTGCAGGTTATGATGAGCCACCGCTCGGAAGGAGTTACAGATGACCAGTGCAGTTCGTGACCAGATTATTGGTCTACTTGGCGCGGGAGTTTCTCAGACTGTCGCAGCAAGTGCTGCAGGAGTCTCGGATGGTTACGTGAGTCAGTTACTCAAAGAGGATGGTGTTCTCCAAGAGATTGCTCTCAAGCGTGCGAGTGTAGTTAGTGATGCCATCGAGATGGATACTACGATTCAACGTGCGGAGAAGCGTGCGCTGGAGAAAGTAGTCTCAATGATTCCAATGGCTCGCAGTCTTGGTGAGGCTACGAAAGCATTCCAAGTTTTGAATGGTGCTCGCAAGCATGCTGAAGGTAGCATCCTGCCAGAAGCTGCAGGTGTGCAAGCAGTAACTATCCTACTCCCTCGAGCTGCAAACATCATGATTCAAATGGACAGTCGGCAGAACATCGTAGAAGTTGCAGGCAAGTCGATTGCACCAATGCCAAGTAAGTTGCTCCCGAAACTGGCCGAACGTCTGGGAGTTTCCGTAGATGCACAGGATAAAACCATCACGCCACTGCCAGCAGCAAGAACTCACATTGCTGAGCAGCGTGCGAAGGAGATGGAAATTGACAAGGAACGAGCACTCAGTATCTACGATGACATGGTCGTAGTTATGCATGGGGTGCAAGTTGTCATCTGATAACCTGCTAGCTCCTCAAGAGGAAGCTGAGACAATTGATCCCACGATGGAAGTAGCAGCTTCCCGTGAGGAGCTAGCACAGGCATGCAGAAACTCTCTTGACTTCTTGGCCAGTTTCGTCCTGACAGAACTTTACGAGTATGGATATCCTGCAATCTTGCAAGCCATGTGGCAGTTGATCTGCACGTCGGCATTGAAAGCTATCGGCAAGGATCGCTTAGCTCTTGGTATTCCTCGTGGTTTCTCCAAGACGCTGATGTTGAAACTCTGGGTTCTCTGGTTGATCTTGTTCTCTGACCGCAAATTCATCTTGGTAGTTTGTGCTACCGAAGCCCATGCCCAGAACTTCCTGGCCGACGTACTAGATATGTTGGATCACCAGAATGTCATCAGTGTCTTCGGTAACTGGAGACTTGACCAAGAGAAGGATACGCAGGGACTTATCAAGTTCAGCTTCCGTGGACGTAACATCATTCTTGCTGGCATCGGTGCTGGTAGTTCTCCGCGCGGATTGAATATCAAATTCGTCCGTCCTGATGTAGTTATCTTGGATGATATTCAAAAGAAGGAAGATGCACAGAATCCTGAGTTGGCTAAAGCTCTCATGGTTTGGCTGCTTGGTACTCTGATGAAGGCATGTCATCCCCGTACTTGCACATTCGTGTTCGTGGGAAACATGTATCCGTTCGAGGGTTCTCTGCTGCGTAAGCTCAAGAACTCCCAAGAATGGCGTGCCATGATTACTGGTGCTATTACTGTCGAACAGGAGAGTATCTGGCCCGAGCACCGCACGATTGAAGACTTGCTCGAGGAACTACGAGTTGACACCGAACAAGGTCATCCGGAAGTCTTCTTCTCAGAAGTGATGAATGACGAGGAAGCAGGGACAGTTTCGGGTATAGATGTGAGTATGATCAAGGATTGCCCGCTGCACTTGGACGGAGTTACTCCCCAAGGTGGTTTCGTAATCATCGACCCTTCGCTCGGCAAGAAGAAATCTGATAATGTAGCTATCGGTGCTTTCTTGATCTTCGATGGTGTGCCAGTTTTGTGGGAACTGCATGAAGGTAAGTTCTCACCTAGTGAATGTGTGATGAATGCCACATTGCTAGCTGTCAAATATCGCATGCAACTGATCACAGTTGAAGCTGTAGCTTATCAAGAATCTCTTATCCACTGGTTTCGCCAAGTCTACAAACAGCTTGGTGTCTCTGGTATCAATGTTGAACCAGTTCGTCCGGAAGGTATGGCGAAGAATGCCAGAATCCGTGACATGTTGAAACTGCTTCTAACCGGTGCTCTCATTCTCCACAGGACTGTCCGATCTAAGGTGATCTACCAGATCACTCAATGGAATCCTGCGAAGATGAATAACGTAGATGATATCTTGGACGTATTAGCCTACGCACACAAAGTCCAGAAAATGTATCCTCACCTCACTCCCCTCATGATTGATGAGAATTACCAAGAGGCCCTGCCTCCTGCTAGTTTCTCCCATGACCTGCAACTTGAATTCTAACTGGAGAAACTATGGCCTTCCCTGATACACCCATGCCACTCACCGAACAGGCGCAGTCGGCTGTAGTTCAGTATTACAAATCTACCATGTCGTTGTATGCGACCACGTTCAACATTCGTGGCCAGCTACTGCTGCGGGACTTGGCGTATTATCGCGAGGAAGATCGCACTGCTGCGAATGTCCGTGCGAAGATGGCCAACGAAACTGGTGATTCTAGCAAGACTATGAACATCACAGTTCCTGTGGTGATGCCGCAGACTGAGAGTGCTCTTGGTTACTTGACTGGTGTGTTCCTCACTGGTTTCCCAATCTTTGGCAGTGTCGCCCCGCCAGAAGAAGCTGATGCAATGGCACAGTTTGATGCTGTCAATGGTGATAATCAAACTCGTCTTGGCTGGGTTCCTAATCTCATGCAATGCATGCGCGATGGATTGAAATACGATCTTGGTATCGTAGAAGTCCAGTGGAAGAAGAGTAAGATCTTTTCCGTGGATTCTCCCAGTGAGAAGAACTTGGCAGAAGGTAAGCCCAAGGTTGACAACTACGAAGGTAACGAGATTCGTCGTCTCGATCCGTACAACACCATTCTTGATCCACGAGTTGCTCCTGACGAGAATCACGTCAAGGGTGAGTTCGCAGGATATACGGAACTCCTGTCTCGTATCGAGACTATGAAACGCATGGCAGACTTGGATAAGACCGAGACCATGAATTTCAAGAAAGCATTGGAATCTGGTAGTTCACAGATTGCTAGTACCAGTGCGGACGTAGAAGGTTTCTTCGTACCAACGATTAATCCTGATGCTTTGCTGCCTGCAGGTAGTCAGACTGAATTCGATTGGATGAAGTGGGCAACTCACGCTAGTCCGCAAACTGGCCGCATTGCCTACCGTAATTCTTATCTCTGGACTGTGATGTATGCTCGCATCATCCCACGAGACTTCGGTATTCGCGGTGCAGCTTCCGAAGAGATTCAAATCTGGAAGTTCATCATCATCAACTCACAAGTTGTCATCTCGGCCAAGCGCATGACCAACGCGCACAACTTGCTGCCAATCATTGTTTGCAAACCCAGCAACGATGGCATGGGTTACCAGAGTAAGAGCTTCTCCGAGAATGTCATTCCGTTTCAACGTGCCAGCACCAGTCTGCTGAATTCGGCACTGGCATCGCAGCGTCGCAAAGTCTACGATCGTATCTTATATGATCCTACTCGTGTGCGCAAGGAAGATATTGACAAGGTTGACCCAGTTTCGCGTATCCCGGTCCGTAACACACAGATGGGCAAGGGGCTCGCAGATGCAGTAGCACCGATGACTTACAACGACAATGGTGTTGCCGAGATTCTGCAAATGTCGCAGCAAATCACGCAGATGGGGGAAGTGGTCAACGGACAGAATCGAGTTCAGCAAGGTCAGTTCCAGAAAGGGAATAAGACTCGTCGTGAATTTGATACTACGATGAGCAATGCCAACTCTCGTCAACAGATGCAAGCACTGGCATTGGAGAGTAACTTCTTCCAGCCGATTAAGACTATCTTGATTAGCAATGTCCTGCAGTACCAACCACCGACAACTATCTTGAACGAAGATACCGGTGCGA